GCAGTTTTCCCTGCACAATCTACAGTTTTCGTTGTCACCTTGCAATTTATACTACTGTAAAGAGGCACCTAATTTTGCAAGGAGGATCAGCATGCAAAAATGGTGTTAAGTGACGGTGGTGTTATGAGATAAAGTGAATTTTGCTTTACCATGGTTTGGAGCAATTTAGGGGTGATTTGGAGAGATTTGGATCACCATTCTTGCAAATGGGGACGAGATTGGACGGAAAAAGGTGAAAATGCAGATTTTTAAAGTGGGTAAGTGTTTATTGCTGATGGATAAAGGCGTGAGGGGTGTTTTAGGTTGAGGGTTGGATCATTTATTTTTGCAAATCGGATCACCATTCTTGCATGCGTTCTGTTGATGCGATACTGGATGATGATTGTTTAAAAAAAAATTAAAAAAACAGTCGCAATAGATAGCAGGAGTATGCAATAGTAGGCAGGTGTGACAAAAAAAGTTCTATTTAGTTTTGGCTGCAGTAAAAATCAAAGCAGCTGCAGAAGCCAAAGTAAAGGCAGTAATTACCTGAAGAGAGTATTTAATGCCGCGAAGTTCGTTTACTTGCTGCTGTTGGATTAAATTAGCGTTATTAACGGCTAAAATTGAATCGGGTAGAGTGGGGATAAATGCAAGGATATCGGGTTTTAGGGGGATATTTTGGCCGGCTAACAAGCGTGGAGCAAGGTCTGATTTGCCCAGATAAAGGCATTTAATAGAAGAGATAGGCACAACAACCAGAGAAGCAGAGGGTGTTTGGTAGTAAAGATAGCCATTAGAAGCGCCTAAAACATCGCAACTGATAGTGTCTCTGGATGACTTAAGAGTGAGGATGTAATCCTGAGCAAATACCATAAAAGGCATTAAAACGAGCATAATAATACAGATGATAGCTTTCATATATAACTCCTTTTTAAGTATATTTACGGATAGAGAGGACCAGGACGCCGATCAGCGTGAAGTCCGGGGTGTCTTTGGTGAAGGGGATAGGGTTAAAGCTGGAATTGATAGGCCAGAGCCAGGTAGTACGGGTGCGGGGATCGAGGACAAGCTGCTTTAGGGTAATGCCGTCGGCAGTGCGGAAGGCACAGATGCGACCGTTTAATTGGTTGTTCTTAAATCCGATGGCACCATTGGAGATAATAACATAATCACCGGGATGGATAACGGGGAGCATAGATTCGCCATCCACTTTAAAGACATAGTAGGGTGGGGGTTGGTCAAGGAGGGAGGCGGAGACCTCGATAAACTCGGTGGGTTTGTACTGGACAACTTCTGTGGGGAAACCGGCGGAAATATCACCCACGACGGGGAGGCGGATGAGCTGGGATAGTGCTCCATCACGCGCGCGTACATTATTGAACATCTCGCCTTCGCCTGTGAGAAGCCATTGATATTCACAGCCTGTTAACTCAACTATCTTAACAATTATATCTTGAGGTATATCACGGATGCCTGACAGATAATTATGGAGGCGCGGAGGTGATATACCAAGAGATTGTGCAAATTTTTTTTGCGACATATTCATCATAGTTAACAACAACTTAACACGTTCATTCGTTGTCATTCATCCTCGTATTTCACAATTTGTGAAGATTTCTCTTGACATAAATAACAATATGTTTATCTTGTCTTCATACATAGACACAAGATAAATGAGAGAGGTTCAGATGTCAATGAAAATTTTGGAGCCTGCGGATTTGCGGGCGGAGATGGCGAGGGAAAGGATAACGAGGCGTGAAGTTGCGAGTGCGCTGGGGCTTAGCTATGATTACATTTTGAAGATACTTTCGGGTAGCCGGAAGGCGCCGGAGCGTCGGGTTCAGATCCATGAGTATATACTGGGTAAGACCAGGAATAAAGAGATACGAGGTATAACATGAAAGGTAGCAAGAAATTAGTGGTGCTTTATACCCGGATAAACGGGGTAGAGCGGGTGCAGGTGGAGCCGGAATTTGCGGCCAAGGACAAGAGGGAAAGGAGCGGAAGGGCGTCCTTAGGCTATGAGGAGAACCGGAAATTACATAAGGCATTGGGGCTAAAGGCAGGGGGTGCGAGATGACGCTGCAAGAGAGACTGAGAGCCCATATAAGGGAGCTGGTGCGGCTATTGGAAGAGGATGTCGCAAACATTGAAAGGTTTAAGGAAGAGGCGAGGGAAACGGCAGCAGCACATATTGGCAAAGACAAGCCAGTGGAAAGGTTCTTTATAAGCTGGATAACGGCAAGCCCTTTGTGCGCAGGGAGTTTGGAGAATAGTATGATTAAGAATACTGGTCGATCTCTAACTCAATCAGCAGATCAAGCTCTTTACGTATCTTCTTTAGTTTCCGACGGTAATGGTCTGAGTACTCCTGTCGTTCCGATAGTTCATCAAGTAGGCGAAGCATGCCGCGAACAGATGTTGATAAGCGTTCAAAGAGAATCGCTACAGACGAAGCGTCTTGGGGGTCAGTATAAGAAGCTGTTTGCCCAGATAACAGGGCAAAAGCACCAAACTGAACATTCAGATCAAGAGTTTTCAGGTAATTGTTGATAATTATGCAATATCCTGCAATGCTCGACCAAAACATACATTTGTCTCCCAGACAGCCGTATTCTTTAGCCATAGGGCAGTATTTAGTGTCTTTCATAGGACGCTCCTTTAGAATTAGTTGTGAAGTTAAGGGCAGGATAGGGGCGTCCCAATTTTTGTCAAGACGGTTCTGCGTGTCCGGAGCGGGGAAGGAATATCAGCCCGGCCAGAGCCGTTTTTATTTTCCGCAGATAACGCGGATAAAAAGTGCGGATGAACGCAGAACAGGATTGAGTGCAGTCCATTCATATAGCCAGGCAGAGACCTATAGGCTGGAGATACCGGTGGAGAAGAGCCGGGAAGACGAACGCCCTGGTAACGATCGGTGGGCTGCACTCAATTTTGAGAATAAAAACACTACCCTACAACTCCGGGGCGGGAGAGGAGTCGATGCCCCCCGCCCTTTGTTTGAGAGTAGTGCAAAAAAGGAGATGTAGGAAGTGAAAGAGATTTTAACCACGAATGACACGAATGAAAGAACACGAATGACCACGAATTGGGTGAGTGTGAAGGAATATGCAGAAATTGCAGGAAAGAGCCGCCAAGCGGTTTTGAAGGCGATCAAGTCGGGTAAACTAACTGTGAGACAGGTGCCAGGATGTGGAGCAAGGGGAATAGTATATGAAATCATGGCTGACAACCTGACAACCGATGAAGAGCTGACAACCGCTGACAACCTGACAACCGATAAAGAGCTGACAACCGCTGACAACCTGACAACCGATGAAGAGCTGACAACCACGGAAACCACTGAAACCACTGCAACCGATGCAACCGATGCAACCGATGCAACCGATGCAACCAATGCAACCAATGATAATAAATGCGGAACCAGAGTGCGGAACTACGGAACTGCGGAACTGCGGAACTGCGGAACCTCAGAAAGTGCGGAACCAGAGTGCGGAACTATAGAACCAGAAGTTGCAAACTACAACATACAACCAGAAATAACAACTACTGAAAGAGATAAAGGACTGGATTCCGGTCTATGCCGGAATAATAGAGCTTTGGAAAGTTATGTTACGGGTTGTGCAGAGCGTAAGGATGCCACTTCTAACAAGCATATAATTGAATATGTTCCTTATCATAAGATGGATGAGGCGCGGCTTTATGCTTTGCTTTTGCAGGAGATAGACAGGCGGTTGCGGGGAGCGGAGAGCAAGACGGCAGAATGGGAGAAGATTACCCAGGAGTTTAACAATGGTGAGCTGGTGCCTGAGCTGAAGAGGCAGAAGGGGAGGCGGAGCGAGCGGGGCTTAAGACATTGGTATCAGAAATGGCAGGAGAGTGAGCAGGATATGTTTGAGCTGGTGCATAAGAACAATGCACAGGTGCGGGGGCGGAAGGTGACATATATAGAACAGCAGTTTTTGATTGGAGCGCTGTTATGCGGTTGGGAGAAACCGGTAATGAACGCGATACGGGAGCTGAAGGTGAAGGAGCATCAGGGCGTTTTAGAGAGCCCGAGTAGCATTCCCACCCTGAAGCGGTGGGTAAAGGATTTTGCTGAGGATAATCCGGCGGTATGGTGCCAGGGAAGGCGAGGTGACAAGGCAGTGATGGAGGACATCGTGAAGAGCATTGATCGGGATGACAGTAGTATAGAGCCACTGCAGGTAGTTGTGGTGGATGGGCATAAGCTGAATGTATTTGTGAAGCATCCGATCACGGGTAAGCCCTTCAGACCAACATTAATCACTGTATTTGACTGGGGTACCCGGTACCCGGTGGGGATGAGCTTAGCGCTCACCGAGGACAGCGCTCACACTTTGACTGCCTTCAGGAACGCATTTTTATACATGGAAGTACTGCCGAAGTGGGCGCTATTGGACAATAGCAAGGCATTCAGGAGTAAGCTATTTAACGAGAAGTGGGAGGAGCATGATTTGGAGAAGGAATTTGCCGGGATATTCCCGCGGCTAGGGATAGAAGCACACTTTGCGAGGGCATACAACGGGAAGAGCAAAGTAGTGGAGCGGTGGTTCCGGACCCTGGATGATCAATGGAGCAGCAGACAGGCGAGCTATTGTGGCCGTGATATCAATGCCAAGCCCGCACATTTCGGACGCAATGAGAAGTGGATGCAGGAGATGTTTGGAGCCAAGGCGATGGACTATGCGGAGTGCATAAATAGCATTTATGAGTATATCCGTTATGAATATGGGATGACGGTGCACAGCAAGACCAAGCAGAGACCATACGAGGCATTTACCAATGCGGTGCGGGATCCGGAGCGGAAAGATGATCCGATGAAGCTGAACATAATGATGCTGACTGCTGAGCGCAAGAAATTGAGAAGCGAAGGTATATGGCTGTATAAGAATAGGTATTGGGCTCCGGAGATGATAGATCACATAGGCAAGAAGGTTATCATCCGCTACGACTATAATGATTTGAGAAACATATTGGTTTATGATGAGCGGAGCCGCTACATCTGCATGGCGGAACTGAGAGAAAGCCAATGTGCATGGGTGTTTGCGGAGATGAATAATCCGCTGGTAGCGCAGAGATTGTGGGCTGAGGACAGGGAGATAGAGGGGATCAAGCGGAAGATTAAGAAAGAGACCAAGAAGCTGGTGAACATCAGCAAGAAAGTGGTGGATGAGGCAGTGGCCAAGCACCAGGAGATCATAGATAAAAGGCAATCAGAGATAGAGAAGCACAATCCGATGTTCAAAAACAAGCCGATGATGCCTGAACGGGTGAAGCGGGCGGATGTGAATGAAGAGGTGGCGAAGCTGGAGCGGATGGCAAAGGGGTTTCCTGCAGATACAGCAGATAAAAGTGCAGATAGTGCGGATGATAAGCGTCAGGATGAGGCATCTACATCCAAGGTAATCCGGCTAGAGGATCTGCTGGAGGAAGAAGAAGGGGAACTGGCAGAGACGGTTAGTTTTAGTGAGATGCAGAAGATCATCGGGATCCAGAGATGAATGGAACACAGATGACTAAGATAAAATTGATTTACACAGATAAATAAAAGGAGGTATGAACAAATGAAAGAAGGTAAACTGGCAAGAATGAGCAATGTGATCGCAGCGGACAGGTGTGTGGAGTATCTGCTGGCGCGGCCTAAACTGGAGATGGTGGGGCTGGGGTTGATTTATGGGCATCCCGGGCTGGGTAAGACCACTTATGCGCAGCGGATGGCTTATAGCAAGGGGTGGATATATCTGAGGTTGGAGAGCTATATGACGCCCAAGACCTTTGCGGTGAGTTTGAAGCAAGTGATCATAAGGCACTTGGGGATGGGAAATCATCCGGTGATGGGCAGTGCAGCAACGATCTATGAAGAGTGCATAGGTCTGTTGCGGGAGCATCCGGAGATTGTAATCGTGATAGATGAGATTGATTATGCGTTTCGGAGCTACCAGCATGAGATATTAGGTGCGATCCGGGACATAGTGGATGAGACGCTATGCGTGGTGATCCTGATAGGGATGCAGAATGCCAAGGAAAGGTTGTATCAGATCAACCGTTACTACTTTGACAGGTGTGGGGTTTTCTGCGAGTTCACAACACCGAGCAAGAAGGACATAGCGATATTGATGGCGACTATGATGGATGTGAGCTTTGGGGAGGACATAGTGGACTATATAGCGAAGCGCAACCAGGGAACCTTGAGAGACACAATCAAGCTGATGCACAGCGTGGAGAGTGTGGCGAGGGTGAAGAAGCTGGAGCGCGTGACGGTGCAGGATTTGGAGGGGTGATGTGCAGGCATAAGCGTATGGAGCAATTGGCTAAGCAGATAGCCGATAATTTCGTATCTGTGTGCCGGATACCTTTTGGGCAGAAGATGTTTGAGGAGATGACGGGTCTGCAGAGCGGAATGGATTATATCCAAGAGTATTTGGAGCAGGGGAAGATACGAGAGATAGAGGCAGGGATATACATCGTGTGTGATCTGCATAGGCGGAGCATAACAAGCGCAGAGGGTGACTGGAGATTTACGGTGGAGGGGGCGTGGCTGGTGCAGGATGCGCTTCCGGAGAGATCGGTCCGTAAGATTGGGCAGAAGATAGGGCGGAGCAGACAATGGGTGTATCGTTATTTGGTAGCGCTTGCCTCGATCGGGGCAGTTGCATGGGATGGGAGCAATTATGTGCCTGTGAAGGGTGCAGATATGAGCAAGATAGGGCTCCAAATAGAGAAGGGGATATTATCCCGGATGAAAGGGGAGGTAAGATGAAAAATGCGAGCAAGCGGCAGGATAATGCTTCCACTATCAATGACAGCCAGAGGTGCCGGGAGTTGCGGAGATTGATCCAGGCACACCGAATCAAGCGGTTGGGGTGGAGTGACTATGTGTTCAGATACATTATGGAGGGGCTGGGTTTTGGCAGGAGCTTACGGGAATTGGATGAGGAGAGGTTGGAGGAATTGTGGGAGATCTTGAAGGGATACCGGAGGAGTGGGAAGCCGGTGGAGTTTGAGTATGACAAGCAGGGGTGTTATATGCACGCATTGATGAAGCAAGCAGGATGGGAGGAGCATAACTTGCGGGCATATATGATAATAAACTTCAAAAAGACACACTGGAATCTGCTGGATAAGGCAGAGCGGAGGAAAGTGATAAATCAACTAAAAGAATGTGTACAGGGAGGTACAAAATGACAGTAACGATCAGTCCGGTGTATATCATTGCCTTGTGGCTATATGCGCTGGTAGTAACGGGCTTTTGGGTTTGTGCGCTGATCGGCAGCGGTAAAGAAAGGCAGGATGCGATTATGGAGGATGAAATAAAGCGGGAAGCATTATTGTATTTTGGCGAGAAGAACCGTGAATTGACAGAAGATAACGAGAAGTTAAGGGAAGAAATTGCATCACTTAAGAGTGAAAAAAGGACACTGGCAGAGCAGTATATCAAGATTCAGAACGAATATGCCCACTACAGGATACTGGTGCGGACTGCGAATCCCAAAGCAGATGAGAGCGCAAGTGTGAAAATGGATAATCATAAGGGTGCAGTAGAAAGAGCAGGATGCTCTATGGGGGAGGTAACCAATGGCTAAGATAACGAATGTGATAATCCATTGCAGTGATAGTGAATTTGGCTCGGCGAGCGAGATTCGGCGGTGGCACATAGCGAACGGCTGGGATGATATCGGCTATGATTGGGTGATCCTGAACGGGCTGCTGGTGCCAGAGACGAAGAATCAGAAGCGGTTGTATATGGAATGTATGAACGGGATGATAGAAGTGGGCCGGAAGGTGGACGGAGATAATATCCTGGTGGGCAAAGAAGTGGGGGCGCATACCCTGGGTTACAACGACAAGAGTTTGGGATTGTGCCTGATCGGAGTGAAGAACTTTACCCCGAAGCAATTTTATAGCCTGGCAATACTCTGTAAAGAGATAGAGGAAATATGGAAAGTGCCGAGAAATATGTTTCTTGGACACTATAATGTAGCGAAGAAGACATGCCCTAACTTCAATGTGCAGATATTTATGAAGGATATGGATATGATCATATCCGGAGGCATCGGAGTGGTGGATGTGAACAAGTACCGGCTGGCGGGTTAAAGGAAATAACATGATAGAATATGATGATCTGCCTGAGATTGACCCGTGGACGCAGTATATGCTGAGCATAATGGATATAGTGATAGTGCGGATGAGTGAAGTAGCTGAAAAGACGGTGAAAGATCCGCATCTGGCACACCAGTTTATTAAGGATATGCTTGAATTTAACAACAAGATGAAAACATACACAAAAAAGGAGATAAAAGATGAGAAAAGCGCAGGCAAAATTTGAGCGGGAGGCGAGTGATGCTAACAGATAAGATAACATGCCCGGTGTGCCAGGGAAAGGGCACATTGACGGAAAACGCAAAAGAGTATGAGTTTATCACCAGAAATCCCATCACGAGCAAGTGCATGATTTGCAATGGGACGGGGATACTGAACCCAAATACAAAGCTCCCGAATGGGAAACGGGTTATTGAGGTGTTCAGGAAGGATGAACTGGGAAGAGTGAACAGTGAACGGAGGGGAAAGCGGCTGAATGTGAGCCGGAAGGCGTTGAGCAATCCGGAGGAATTGGATATAGGGATAGGATATCATACCAGTGCTACCACAGAAGTCACGGAGAAAAGCGGAGGACCGCAGAGAGAGAACAGCAAAAAAGAGAAAAAGAGGGAAAGAGAGATGGCAATGAATCCGCGACTTAAAAAGGTATTGGCAAGCGGGAAGAAATTTCTGATCGTGACGGAAACGGAGCCCTATTACCTGGTAGTGTATTCCCTGATAAGGAATCAGGAGAGAAAGCAGGGGACATGGTCATGGGAGGATGAGGAGGCCTATGTGGAAGCGTTAATGGCTGATAGGCAACGGATGATCACAGAGATTACAACATTGAAGCGTCAGAATGACGCTATTAACCAGGAGGTAACCAATGGCTAAGACAGTAAAGAAAGGGAAGGTAGTGTACTGGATAGATGGCGAAGGCACACTGACGCCGGAGAAGTACATTGACAAGAGTTTGAAGGACAGGGACCAGTTTGTGAGCAGTTGCGTGTGCAAAGCGAGGCAGATGCATACGGTGCTGAAGAACTTCAAGCGGGAGATGGAGAGGGAGATAGCTAAATTCCTTGAAAATAGCGCACAGCGAGAGGGCGAGGAATGGGTAGGCGGCACGACCTTGTATAACTTCAGCATGGATGAGAGCATCACTATCAAGATTGCCAAGAAGTGGACATTTGATGAGAAGCTGCAGATTGCCAAGCAGAAGATAGATCGGGTGATTCAAGCCAGAAGTGAGGGCTCAGACGATCTGATCGTGGCTTTGGTGAGCAGAGCTTTCAAGGTGGATTACAAAGGCGAAGTGGACGCCAAGCAGATGCTCGGACTGAGACAGTTAAAGGTGGATGATCCACTGTGGCAGGAGGCGATGGAATTGATAGCGGACAGCCAGAAAGTGCAGAGCACTAAGACCTACTTCTATTTTCAGGAAGCGGGACCGGATGGTAAGATGGTGAACATCGTGCTGGACTTCGCGGCGCTGTGAAGCGGAGGAAGCTATGACTGAGATGGGCAAGATTAACACAGATAGATATTACAGACCGGACGAGATAGCGGAATTGCTGAATGTGGACAAGAGCACGGTATATAGAATGATTAAGGATGTTACAGATCCATTGCCCGCAGTTAGAATAGGCGGGAATGGACTTTACAGGGTGCATGGAAGAGAATTGCAAAGCTGGCTGGAAAGACACAGAGTGAAACCCGAAGAGGAATAGGCATTAACATTGATGAAAGATAAGATTGGACTTGACAGATTTACGAGGCGGAAATAAAGTGGAATCGCTGATATACACAAGGGGTAATTCCCCGCCTGAGTGGGTTTTTTAGTGTATACCAAAAAATCAACGCCTGAGATTCCGGAAGCCGCGAGGCCCCGGGCGTTTACCTTGTGTAGCGTCAGCAAGTCTCAGGCTTAACTATTTATGCTGACATACAAGGAGTTAGTCATGAGTAAGTTCATGCAAACAACGGGTGTTGATCTTCCCGTCAAAGAGATCAAAGGACAGAGGGTGGTGAGCTACAAGCAGATAGCTGAGCTGCACCAAGTAGAGGTTAAAAACCTACAAAAGAACTTTCAAAACAATCAACAGCACTTCATTGAAGGCACTGATTACTTCAAAATCACAGAGCGTCATCCCCATACCGAAAATTTTACGGTACGGAAGCTATACTTTACTGAGTCCGGATATCTGATGTTGGTGAAATCGCTTACGGATGATTTGAGCTGGGCGGTGCAGCGGGAGTTAGTGAACGGGTATTTCCGGGGGGCGATGCTGGAGAAGGTGCTTGCCTTCTTACCCCGGAAGGTGCAAAAAGTGATTTATTACCGCAGTTTGGGCTTGACGCAGAAGGAAGCAGGGCTGTTGGCGGGGATGAGCAAAGACAGTGTTAAGCGGGTTGAGAGGCGCCTGAAGGGATTGGGATATAAAGCTCCGAATCTAAGCGGTAAGCGCAGCCACTTCAAGGAGAAACAGCTGGAGGTGGCATTATGAGAGCGGAGACAAAAGAGATAATGGACGAGATGGATATGACAGTAGCCGCGATAGAGGACTTGAAGGGCTTGATGCAGAATAGCGAGGAGAAGGCGGCGGGAAGCCAATGCCTGCATATACTGGTGGCACATCTGAAGGAACAGATGGAGAGGTTGTGGATGCGGATGGGGTATGACGGAGGATAGAGAGCAAGGATAAAACGAGAGAAAGCCCTGGGAGACCGGGGCTTTTTTGGTAACTATTGTTGTCTATTGTTGTCTATTGCGACAGTATTTTTGCAAAAACACAAAAAGTGTTGCAATAGACAGCAGTGGTATTTGACAGGATAGGGGAGGGTGGCACTGATGGTGCTATGAGTAACAGCAAGGTTTTCAGAGAAAAAAAAGAGATGGCTTTTGAGGCGTTCATCAGCGGCAAGACGAGCCCGAAGGAACTGGCAGCGCTGGTGGGCTGCAGTCCGGTGACGGTGAGCAAATGGATCAAGAGCGGCAAGTGGGACAAGATTGAGGGAGAGGAGCGCCGGTTAAGCCGGAAAATTACGGTAGCGCGGAGAAAGGCGCTGCTTACCGCACTGGAAGAATACGCTAAAGACCCCAAGAACACGGCACTGCAATCCCTGGTGAGCATACTAAGGCAGGAGATGAAACGGGAGGAGCCGGCGAAGGAGCTTTGCGATTACATAGTGAAATTTTTGGATCAGGTGACGGATTTTATGATAGAAAAGGGATATGAGGGACTGCTGAAGCAGTTTCAAGCGATTGTGATGGATTTAGCCGAATACCTGAGAATGAGGAACGGATGAGAAATAATACCCCAAGCGTGACATATACCTCCAAACAGCCCGGCGGCGCTCTATCTGCCGCCGGGCATACCTTCCCTCCGACCTACACACAGCCCCGCTACATTCTTTCAGGAGGATTACGGGCGGGGCTGTCCTTTATCTCGCACCGATTTATGTTAATTGATGCAGGAGGAATGTGATGGAAGACAGCATAGTGAAGATATTATTTACCTTGTTTGGGCTATACGCGGGGGTGATGAGCTGGCTATTCAAGACGGCATGGAATGATGTGCAGCAGTTGAAGCAGGAATTGAGCGAGATCCAAGCAAACTGCACAAAGTGCCATACGGAGACCTTGGAAAGCATAAGGGAACTGATTGATGAGCGGTTTGACAAGTTTATGATAACGGTGGAGCAGAAGCTGGAGCAGGGCTTTACGAAAATAGAGCTAAGCTGGGTAAACGATGGACGGATCAGTCCGAAGAAGACGAAGAAGGATTCATGAAAGCCAAAACGATCCAGGCATTTGAGGGGGACAGCATCAAGCTGCAGGTAGCCGTGTATGATGATAGGGGCCAGGCATTTGACTTGGAAGAAAATAAGATTGAGGAAGTGAGATTTAAGGTTCCCCGCCTTAATATTGATGAGCGTGGGGAGATGAAGAAGAATGTGGCGAGTTTTACGGTTGATTCGGACATCACCCAACCCGGGAACTATCCCTACTATGTGCTATTGATCGGGGAGCGGCTGAAGTTTACCGTAGCTTATGGCATACTGCAAGTAATGAGTGTGGCGAAATGAGCATAATTGAGATACAAGGGATAGCGGGACAGAAGATCAAGGTAAGCATCGGCATATATTTGCGTGGTATAGCGCTTAATGCGGGGCAGCCAATTGCTAAGAGCGGTGGACTGGACATCAGGATAGCCGAGAAGGGCGGATATATCATTGCAGATGCAAGTGGTGTGTGACAGCAAAGGAAGAATAGGAGATTAGCGATGAAAAAAATTAGTTTTACGATGATCATACTACTGGTGGCAATGACACTGGGAGCACAAACATACTACAATATCAGATACACTTGGGAGCAGATAGAAGATGCCATAGCTACTGTTCGGGCGGTAAGGTAATGGCCAAGTTTATCCAACGGCAGCAAAAGGCACTAATAGAGATAGCGGCAAAGACGCCGCAGGTGCGTCCTTTTGCGGGAGATACGCCGCGGGATAAAGAGGAGCGAATCCGGCGTGCCACCGGAGAAGGTTGGGAAGCTTTTGAATATTTTTGCATTACATATTTTCCGCATATATTTACCAAGCCATTTACAAAACAGCACAAAGAAATGTTTCAGGAAACGGAAGCAGCAAGCGGAGTGATTGGGATCACCGGATTCCGTGGGCTGGGCAAGACAGTGCTGATGGGCGTGGTATATCCGCTATGGAAGATTGTGAAGGGCTGTCAGTATGTGATACACACAGCGGCGGACATTGATCTTGCCTGTGAGCGGACGGCTTTTACGCTGAACGAGCTGAAGGAAAACAGACGGCTATTGATGGACTATCCATATTTGGAAGTGGTAGAGGGAGAGAAAGATAATTTTTATCTGAAGAATAGGTGCCGGATTAGAGCACGCTCCATCAAGCAAAGCCACCGGGGAACTTTTAACGACAAAAATATGAAGCGTCCTGGAATTATTGTTTGCGATGACATTGACAAAGAAGAGAATGTAGGCAGTCAGACGATAGGAAAGCGCAAAATGGACAAGATTACTCAGGAATTGGCGGGAGCATTGGACCCGGCAGAGCCGGGCAAGGTGGTCTGGTTGGGTAACCTGGTACATCCGAATTATGCGATTTGCCAGTTCATGGAGCTCATAATTGGTGAGATAAGAGCCGATAATCCCGAGCTTGACCCGAGAGACCAAAAAGTGATAAAAACGAGCCAGCTGGCACTTTTGCGTTATTCCCTGGAAGATTCTAAGGGCAGGAGCACATGGCCGGAGCAATATCCGGATAAAATGCTGCCGGAGTTGAGGAAGCGATATGGGCAGGCAGGGTATCAGAGGGAGATGCTGGGATTGCCCGTAATTGAAGGGAACATATTTAAGATTGAGTGGTTTAAGAAATACCAGAGCTTACCGGAAGCGAGCAAGATGAAACGAGTGTGGCTTTATGCCGACCCTGCTTGGGGTGAGAAGGGCTGCTATAAAGCCATCATCTCCATCGGTTATGATGGTAACCGCTTTTATGTGATCCATATATGGATTCGGCAGACGAAAAATACAAAGTTTTTCAGGTACTACTATGACGCGTATCAGGAGCTTGACCGCATTTACAGAGTAAAAGTTAGGGCAGCTTGCGAGACGACTTATGGGCAGGGCAGAATCCTGGCTGACTTTGACCGGTGGGCAACAGACAACCATATACCTCCAATCTCCCATAGAATCAAGAAAATAGATAACAAAGAGAACAAGAACCTGCGCATTGAGCGGACTGAGACGCTCATAGAGACAGCGAAGGTGCTCTTTCCGGAGGGGCAGGATACACCGACACTGGTGAGCCAGTTTTTGACATATCCGGACGGGTATGTGGATGGTCCAGATGCTTTGGCTGGTTGCCTGGAACGATTCAGCGAATATAACATAGGGCGAAACCGGGTACGGGTGCGGAGGATGAGCTGGTGAATTATTATGACCGGATGATGCTGGAGTATTACAAGGTGCTGAATAATGCCTGGAAGCGCGAGATTAAAGAGGCAGCCAGAGCTGCGATTGGGATGCTGACCGAGATGCCTAAAGCGGAGCGGATGGATAAACGCAAGGTGGACTTGCTCTTGGAAGTGATCAACCAGAACTTGGGTGACGACTTTATGATGGAGGTGAGTTCTGAAACTAAGGCGTTTGTAGAGCGGAGCTTGAGGTTGGGCATCCAGGATGTAAAGACCCAAGCAAAAGTTAGGATTAGTGTCGGTTTGTGGGGAATTGAGGAACAGGCGTTAGTCGCTCAGGTGCAGAAGCAGAATTTATTTTGGATAGGACAGCATTTTGAGGCGGACATCAGCCAGGACTTCAGGGATACTTTGACCAAGGCACTTGAGCAGGGCTATACGAAAGAGATGCTGGCAGATGCACTTAAGGAGAGCTTTTCCGATTTAGGAGACAAGGGTGCTTATTACTGGCAGGGATTGGCGGAACATACCGCGCTGCGGATTAGAGAATTTGGACGCTTATCCGGATATGAGAAAGCAGGGGCGAAGGGCTATAGGTTGGTGAATCCGATGGACTCCAGGACAAGTGAAATCTGCTGGGCTTTGGTGAGCCAGGGCAAGGTTTATCCGCTGGAGGTGGCATTGGAAGTGCGAGATAATTTGATGGCTATAGATGTGGAGAAAGAAGGATTGGAAGAGGCACGGGAGCGAATTAAAGCTCTGGCACCGTGGGTGAAAGAGAGCCAGATAGAAAGGGACAAGGAAGGCAATCCGGTGGGCGTGAGCGGGGCTCATACACCTTTTCCGCCGTTTCACTGGAAATGCAGGACACAAACGGAGATAGTAATATGAAAGCGATACCTGTGGAAGTGAAAGATGTGATTACAATATTGAATCTTCCTGCCGATATGGCTGATAATCCGATCTTTAGTGAGCATGAGGCGCTGGTGATGCGGAGAATGGCAGAGATCACGATTGATGATGATTACAATGTAGCCGTGGAAGATGATCTGAACGAGGATGACCCGCTATATGTAGCATTTCGGTATAGCTATGCGTTTTTGCTGCTGGAGAGCGTGGCTGAGTTTCTCAATTTGAAGACCCTGGGCGAGGGAATAGTAAAAAGCATAGGGCTGGATTCATCTACTACAGAGCTGCTGACGGGGGCAGAGATAGAGGCATTTAAGGCAAAATTGGAGTTAAGAGCTTTGACGCTGTTGAAAGGATTTTTGAATGAAGAGGGGATTGCCAGGATGTATGAACTGAAGCCGAGGGTGGCGCGCTTGATACGGATAGGAGTGATCTGAAATGAATAGAACGCAGATGACGCAGATAGAACGGATTTACACAGATTATTATGTTTTAATTACATTCCTTCGGAGCTGCTATGCTTGAGCAGAACTCCTCATTAGATGAGATTATGATAGAAGTTTACCGGGCAATTTATAGTGCCCTGGAGAGCAAAATGCACTTGATTGGTAGTGTGATAGACAGAGATGCGCGGCGTGAGATTATGGCGCAGAAAATTTATGACAAGGGTGATTTTTATAATAATGCGGGCTATGTGGTTGAAAGTGATAACACAGGGATGACTTTGAGAGTGGGTTCAAATGTCAAACATGAGCAATATGTTTTGGGTGGAAAGGTGCCGAGCTGGACACCGATCGCACCGCTGATCAGCTGGGTGCAGCGCAAAGGATTGGCTTGGGTGGACAAGAAGACGGGAGTTCAACTGAAGGTGGAACAGATGGCGTATATGATCCGAGGCAAGATTAGGCGCGAGGGCATAGCAGCCAGGAATGTATATGAGACGGTTTTGCAGAACAAAGAAGCGTGGATATTTGAGCAGTTAAACAGCATAGAGGTGCGGATATGACGGGACTGAGCAAGTTTGAGAGTGAACGGGCGATTATCCGGCAGGCGTTACTTGATGCCGGAATAGCGCAGGTGCTTTTCAACAAAGACGATATACCCAAGGATTTACCTGCCGCGATAGTAATTTTGGAAGGCGAGACGGGTAAGAACGGGACTGGGCGGCAATATGTGGATACAGATATCGCCTGGACAGTATTCATAATTGTAAATGCCACGAAAGCTGAGGATCCGGATGCGGATTTATACGCATTAAAGGAGCTATTTCGGGAAAAGTATCGGGAGAGTATGTACCGTGATATTCCGGCTATAGAGTATTATACGAGCAGGTTGGATGGAGCGAGATTGGTGCGGGTGGCAAGGATAGCGCTTTTGAAAAGCGGAACGGGAGCGGGATCATGAGGGTAATGCGAATAGGTCAAACCCGGGTAGCCATAAGCGATGTGAGCGATTTGATTGAGAAGCAGTATAAGACCGAGATTCCGGACTTGAGTAAAATGAATAGAGTAGGAAAGCAGATCGTAAGTAAAGCAGCGGAACAGAAGAAAGTGGTAAGCGCACCTTACAGCATAATAAAACTATTGAATCTATTGGATATGGATGAGTATCACAGCGGGTGCATAGAAGCGACATGTATGGCAACAGTGATGAAGACGGAATGCAAGAACACGCAAGTGAAGGCCTGGCTGGAGGCAGCGGATTATCCGGCATGCGAGGATGAGACCACTATCCTGGCTGAGATGTTGAAGTTTTACCTGGCTTGCGGCAATGGCTTTTTAATTAAGATGCGGAATGCGGCAGGGGATTGGATAGGGCTGGAGCGACTATTGCCCAATGAAGTGCAGATTGTGGAGAACTATGACGAATATGGATTCTTTAAGCCAAACTACATACAAGTTAAGAACAACCAGAAGAAGGATTTTGATTATGCGGATATCATCCATATAAAGAAAAGCACTCACAGATCAAATGCCTGGGGATTGGCCTGCCTACCGATAGCGATAAACATAGAGATATTGGGAGAGATTAAGACCTTTGATTACAACAACTTCAAGAACGGGTTGATGGCAGATTACTTTATGATTGTGGAAGGGGGAACCCTTAGAGACGGCATCGTGACCGATGAAAATGGCAATGAGGTGGTAACCGACGCCTACAGCGAGATTGAGAAAGCACTTACCGAAGCCAAGGGCAATGTAAAGAGCCACTCAACGGTTTTGATAGAGAGCGAGAGCAAAGATGTGAAGATCCGGCTGGAACCACTGAGGCAACAGGATAAGGATGGTGGATTCCTGAGCTTGAAGAAGGATTTGAGAGAAGGAATATTTGCCTATCACAGGGTGCCACCGCGGGTGGTGAGCCAGCTGGTGAGTGGACAACTGGGTGGAGACAACAACAGCGATATGACGCTATTTTATAATTTTGTAGTGAGACCGATGCAAAAGCGGCTGGCGCTGACGCTGGCTAATGAGTTTAACTATGAGTATAACTGGGGCGTGAGCGCGGAAGAATGGGATTTCGGAGCGCTCACGGAGGAACTATTAACCAATGACGAAAAGCTGTTTAAAAGCTTACGTAACAATTAAAAAGGAGAAAAGATGAGAATCTATGGACATGGGCGCAAGATCATGAAGGGCGAGCTGCGTAATGTGAATGTGGACTTAATTAGTTTGCTATTTGACGGGATGAAGCCAGCCAACATGAAGAGCGCAGTAATCAAGAGCGCGGACGGCAAGCGGTATAAATCCGTGTCTGCAAGCGCGAAATTCAAGAGCGAAACAGTGGGCAATGAGGGCCTGCTGTATGTGACCGTGATGGAGCCCGATGTGGTGGATGCGCAGGGCGACAGCTACAGCGCGGAAGAGGTGAAGAAAGCAGCCCTGAACTTTCTGAAGAAGGGAGTGGTGGGCAAGAACGATGTGAATCATAACAACCAACCCGTCCCGGAGTTTGTGATTGCAGAAAGCTATATTCTGAAAGCCGAAGACAAAGAGCATTATCCCAATACTAAGTTGGGTAGTTGGGTTGCAGTGCTCAAATGTGAAGACCTTCAGAGCGAGCTATGGCAGAAAGTGGTGAATGGTCAGTTTAACGGCGTGAGTATCGCTGGATATGCCGAGGATAGCAGCCAGGACAACAGCGCTTTGGTGAGCGAGCTGAAGAGTCAGATGGAGGCGATCAATAAGGCACTGGGAGACAATCCGAACCAGGAGACGAAAAAAGTACTGGAAGTGCTCCAGGGGAGAATCAAAGAGCTGGAGAAGGCGGATACCAACGCCGATAACGAGAAGCTCATCAAGTCATTAACAGAAGAAGTCAAGGAGTTGAGCGTGGCGATCAAAAAGGCAATATCCAATAGTTTGAAAGGAGAGCCGGAGGGGGAAATCAAAGACCGTGAGTTGACGATAGACGGGATGAAGGTGGTAGTGAAGAGCAGCCACCGCGAGATTTATAAGGGCATCGCCGATGTGGACAGCGGACAAGCGATGAATATTCTAACAGCCAATACCACAAGTTTATTCATTGATGAAGTAATCGGCAGCCAGCCGGGAGACACTCTGAGCGACATAACGGTGGTACCACTTCTGAAGGATGAGAAGATAGATGCCGGGTTAGTTCAAGACCTGGTATTCAAAAACGAGCTGGACGGCAGTGTAAGCGCGCAGGATATCGCGGCTGCAGATATTACTTGCCCGACCGGGATACTGAATGCCGAATTTACCCTGGGCAGAGATGTGGTAGAATTTTACAAGGACAAGTATGGCGAGGATGCCTTCGGTGCCTATGTGGAGCAGCATATCGCAAGAAAAGCGGAAAAAGCGCTGCGACTGCTGCTGTTCAAAGGTGACCGGGCAAGCGGGACAGCCAATCTGAAGGGGTTGGACGGGGTGATCAAGCTGGCTACGACCGCATCTGCGGTGACCGAGATAGACAGCGAGACAAAAATAACCTGGGACGAGAAGTTTGAGGCGGCTCTGCTGGCATTTAGTGATGAAATGCTGGAAGACCAGGAGAACTTCAAATTTTATGTATCTCAGAAAGACCTGGTGCGCTTGCGCAGCGAGATCGCCAGCCGTCATACCCAAGCGGGAGACCGTTTCCTGCTGGAGGGTGGCAATGTGAGCTTTGCAGGGATTCCCGTGAAGCCACGCTTGATGCCTGA